ACGCCCGCGCCTGAACCTGTAGCAGTATCGGCGGAAGAGCAACAAACTACAATCAAGACGTTCACTCAAGAAGAAGTGGACTCGATGATTGGCAAGCGTCTCGCAAGAGAGCGTAGGTCTTGGGAACGTGAGCGTCCGAAGGCGCCAGCAGCGCCCGCAGAACCTGTATCGCAGGATAAGTTTGAGTCGGTCGAAGCGTACGCCGAAGCACTGGCCACGCAGAAAGCCGAACAGCTTCTCCAGCAACGGGAACTGGAGCGTCAGCAAGCAGCAGTGGTTGAGTCATACCACGAGAAGGAAGAGCAGGCACGGGATAAGTATGACGACTTCGAGCAAGTCGCCTACAACCCGAGTTTGAAAATCTCGACCGTGATGGCTCAAACAATTCAGGCGTCAGAGATCGGCCCCGACATTGCGTATTTTCTCGGGTCCAATCCAAAAGAAGCTGATCGTATCTCGCGTCTATCGCCGTTCTTGCAGGCCAAAGAGATTGGGAAGATTGAGGCCAAAGTGGCCGCCAGTCCGCCCACCAAAAAACCATCCAGCGCTCCGGCGCCTATTCAGCCTGTTGCAGCACGCGCCTCTGGCGCACCGGCTTACGACACCACCGACCCGCGCTCAATCAAAGCAATGAGCACGAGCGACTGGATCGCAGCCGAGCGGCAACGACAGGTCAAGGCGTGGGAAGCGAAACACGGACGTTCTTAATTGACAATTTCGTAATTAGGAAAGTTCTCAGAAAGACACCTTTTACGGATAGTAAACCTGTGAATGCCTGTTGCTTGAGCCGCTGCTGCAAACGACCTGTATTCGATTCCGTCGATACGGCAGGCCGTGTTGCGGACATGGTTCAAGCTGCGTTGAGCTTTGGATTCTTCGGAATGCGGCGCTCGGAGAAAGAACGACCGTTTTTTACCCAGCAAGGCAGCGCGCTGCTTGGCTTTGGTTTCTTCGGACGTAACAGACCCCAGCCTCGCTTGCCGAAGTTGCTCACGAATTTCAGGCGTTCTTTCGTATTTGCCAATCTGCTGAAGCATGGTTCCATGTCGCTCAGTAAGATGTTCGCGTTGCGAAAGGCACTCCAGGTTTTCTGCCCGGTTATCCGTTTTGTCGCCGTTGATGTGATGCACTTGCCACTTCGGGTTAAAGTTATCCAGCCACAAGCGAGCGACTACCCGATGCATCAGGTTATTAGAGCGCCCCAAGCTCAAATAACCGTCTTTGCGGCTAACCGGAATGTAAGGTGCGTACTTTCTGAGAACTTTCCCGCATCTAGACACAGCAAACAAATGGTCGTAAGTACGGTATTCAATCCCATCGACTATAAGGCTGATCATGGTGTGCCTCTTATGGTAATCACGAGTAGTCAGTATAACACACTCTTTATAGAAAGGAAGTAACGTGTCAAATTCGATTCTCACGATTGACATGATCACCCGGAAGGCTCTCGAAATCCTTGAGAACAACCTGGTGATCACCCGGACGGTTAACCGTCAGTACGATGACAGCTTTGCTGTCGAAGGCGCAAAAATCGGCTCCACGCTGCGTATCCGTCTGCCGGACCGCGCGCTGGTGACCGACGGTGCTGCGCTGCAAGTCCAAGACGACAACGAGCAGTTCACCACTCTGACTGTTTCAAACCAAAAGCACATCGGCGTGAACTTCACGACCGCTGAGCTGACCATGCAGCTCGATGACTTCGCAGAGCGCGTGTTGAAGCCTCGTATCAGTCAGCTTGCTTCCAGCATCGACGCTGACGTTGCCAACAGCTTCAAGAGCATCTACCAGTCGGTTGGCACTCCTGGCACCACGCCCGGAACCAGCTTGGTGCTGCTGCAAGGCCAACAGAAGCTGAACGAAGCCGCTGCGGTCATGGCTCCTCGCTATGCCACCGTCAACCCGGCTGCAAACGCTGGCCTCGTCGAAGGCATGAAAGGCTTGTTCAACCCCACCAACACCATCAGCCGTCAGTTCAAGAATGGCCTGATGGGCGAAGGCGTGTTGGGCTTTGAAGAAGTCAACATGTCGCAGTCGATCAAGCAGTTCACGACTGGCACCCGCACGGGTTCGCACTCTGTTACGACCACCGTGTCGGCGCAAGGTGCTACGACCATCGCTATCACTGGTACTGGTTCGCAGATCATCCGTCAGGGTGATGTGTTTACCATCGCTGGTGTTTTCGCGGTCAACCCGCAAACTCGTGAGTCGACCGGCAGTCTGCAACAGTTCGTTGCGACCGCTGACGCAACCGCTTCCAGCGGCGCGTACACGGTCAGCGTGAGCCCCGCGATCTACACCTCGACTCAAGCGCTTGCCACTGTGGATTCGTTCCCGCAGGCCAGCGCTGCGGTGACGTTCTTGGGTAGCGCCAGCACTCAGTATCCGCAAAACCTCGTGTACCACAAAGACGCGATCACGTTTGCGACCGCTGACCTGCTGATGCCGCAAGGTGTGGACATGGCCTCGCGCCAGGTGCATAACGGCATTTCGATGCGTATTGTTCGTCAATACGACATCAACAATGACCGTCTGCCCTGCCGTATTGACGTGCTCTACGGCTACTCGGTCATCCGTCCGCAGATGGGCGTTCGGCTCTGGGGCTAAACAATACCGGGGGCTTCGGCCCCCATCAGTTTTGAAAGGATTAAATCATGGCTCTTCCGAATGGTGCAGGCGGCTATCAAGTTGGTGATGGCAACCGCAACGAAAACGTTCTCGGCTACATGGCCGAGCCGCTGTCGCAAACTGGTACCGCGACTCTGTCGGCTGCGCAAGTAACCGCCGGTATGCTGTTGGTTGGCTCTGGCGCGACTACTGCACAAACCTACACGCTGCCCGCAGCGTCGACGGTAGATGCAATCGTCAGCAGCGCAGGGATCGGCAGCACGTTCGATCTTATCGTCGTCAACCTCGGCACCAGCTCTGGTACCGGCGCGCTGGCGATGGGCTCGGGCACTGGCTTTACCGACGGCGGCAACGCCACGGTAGCGTTGGCAATCACGTCGAGCGGTATCTTCCGGTTCCGCAAGACGGCTGACAACGCCTTTACCGTGTATCGTATTGGCTGATTTTGACGGGGGCTTCGGCCCCTGTTTTCAAAGGAATCGCTATGGCGAACAATAAGCCTGTTGGAGTTGCGTATTCCGACCCGGCGCTCACGGCGTTCTATCTCAACGCTCCAGTTACCAAAACTGCCAGTTTTGTTCTGGGTGATGAAGAGAACTTTGTGATCGCTAACGGTTCCGCTGCCAACGTCACCGTGACGTTGCCAAGCGGCGCTGATTACATCGGTCGGACTATCTTTGTGAAGAACTTGTCGGGTACTTACACCCTGATCTCGGCGTCGTCGAACGTCAAACCGCGTACGTCTAATACTGCGGCTGCCGCCATTCTGGCGGCAACTGCTGGTGCATGGGCGATCTTGGTTTGCGAAGACGGCACGAATTGGGTTGTGATGGCCGGCAACTAACCTGGCGGGGGCTTCGGCCCCCGACATCTATGCCCATCATCTACCTGCGTCACCCGCGCCATGGCGAGAAAGTTGCCATTTCAGACATGGAAGCGGAGTATGATGAACAAAACGGTTGGACACGGTATACTCTGGGAGACGAGGCCGTAGACAGCGCGCAGCTTAATCAATTGGCGCGCCGAGGTCGTCGTCGTAAGGAGACGGTCGATGGCGACATCAGCGGGTGATTTGATCACAGGCGCGTTGCGCTTGATCGGCGTAGTGGCTGAAGGTGAAGACCCTTCGCCTGAGACAGCGTCAGATGCGCTTGTCGCCATGAACCAGATGATTGATTCTTGGAACACTGAGCGGCTTGCAGTGTTCGCAACACAGGATCAAGTCTTTAGCTGGCCGGCTACCCTTATCAGCCGTACGCTCGGGCCTACCGGCGACTTTGTCGGCAACCGGCCCATTTTGATTGATGACTCGTCGTATTTCAAAGACCCGACTACCGGCGTCTCGTACGGCTTGAAGCTCATCAACCAGCAGCAGTACAACGGGATTGCGCTCAAGACGGTGCGCAGCACCTATCCGCAGGTCATGTGGGTCAACATGACGTTCCCCGACGTTGAAATGTACATCTATCCAGTACCCACGCGGGTGTTGGAGTTTCATTTTGTGTCGGTAGAAACGCTGACGCAACCTGCCATTTTGGCTACAAATCTGACGTTCCCGCCAGGCTACCTGCGAGCGTTTCGCTACAACTTGGCGTGCGAGCTGGCGCCTGAGTTTGGCGTTGAGCCGTCGCGGCAAGTCTCGCGGATTGCAATGACGTCTAAGCGCAACCTGAAGCGCATCAACAATCCTGACGATCTGATGTCGATCCCGTACAGCATCGTCGGGACGCGCCAGCGCTACAACATCTACGCCGGCAATTTCTAATGAAATCGCCCATCCTCGGCGCCGCATACGTTGCTCGCAGCATCAACGCTGCGGACAACCGGCTCATCAACTTGTACCCCGAGGCCACGCCTGACGGCGGCAAGACGGCGGCGTACTTCCAGCGGGCGCCGGGGATTCGGCCAGCGTTTACTGTGTCCACTTCAGGCGCTGTGCGCGGCATGTGGGTCGCTAACAATAAGTTGTATATTGTTGCTGGGTCAACGCTATTTCAGACTGTTCCTTTTACGCTTCCCGGCGGGGGCGAAACGGCTACTGTGACCGTTGTTGGCACGGGTATCGCAGGCACTGGCCCTGTCAGCATGGTAGACAACGGCGTTCAGATTTTTATTGCTGCCAATCCGAACGGCTACATCTACAACATCAACACGGGTGTGTTTGCTCAAATAGGCGACCCCGATTTCCCCGGCGCGGTCACGGTAGGCTACGTCAACGGCTACTTTGTCTTCAATGAGCCCAACAGCGCGCGCGTCTGGGTGACCGCGCTCTACGACGGCACTGACATCGACGCGCTGTCATTTGCAAGCGCTGAAGCCTCGCCAGACAACGTCGTATCGCTAATCGTCGATCACAAAGAAATCTGGATCTTCGGCAACAACTCGACCGAGGTTTGGTACGACGCCGGCCAGCCGGACTATCCGCTGGCCCCGATTCAAGGCGCGTTTCTTGAGACGGGCTGCGCTGCGCCGTACTCGGTCGCCAAGATGGACAACAGCGTCTTTTGGCTGGCGGCTGACGCGCGCGGCTACGGCATGGTTTACCGCGCTCGTGGCTACCAGCCGCAGCGCATCTCGACGCACGCCATCGAGTACGCCATCCAAACGTACTCGACGATCTCGGACGCAATCGCCTACACTTACCAGCAAGACGGCCACTTCTTCTATGTGCTGACGTTCCCGACGGCTAATGTCACATGGGTCTACGACGCGGCTACCAACATGTGGCACCAGCGCGGCTTTTTAGACTTGACTACTGGAAATGTTGTACGCCATTCGCCGTCTGCCGTTTCGGCGTACAACAACCGAGTGTATGTTGGCGACTATGCCAGCAACAGAATTGGGTACTACGACTACAATTTTTTTGATGAGTTTGTAGCATTTACGCGGCGCCAAGTTTGGCTTCGGTCATGGCGAGCGTTACCCGCTGGCGAAAACAGTCTAAAGCGAACGGCGCATCACAGCCTGCAACTTGATTGCGAAGCGGGTACGACAAACGAATCTCTATCCCCCACGGATTCTGCGCCTGGCGTTCAAGGCCCGCCGTGGTCAGTCTTATCGTCCGATGGTACTGAATACCCCGTGACGAATCCTATTGTGCTGACTAGCAACGGCACGGCGTACTTTTTTCAAAACCCAGCTTTTGCGGTCAGCGTGCGGCCCCCGCGCCCTAATGACATGATTGCCAGCCTACGTTGGTCAGATGATGGCGGTCATACATGGTCAAACCTGCATCAACGGTCGATGGGTTTCATAGGCCAAACAGGCCGAAGAGTCATTTGGCGCCGGCTTGGCATGACGCAAAAGCTGCGCGACCGTGTCTATGAAGTGAGCGGGTCAGGTGGCGGTCAAGTTGCCATCATGGGCGCTGAGTTGATTGCGAGCGGCACCAATGCCTAACATCACGCGCATCCCCGCTGCGCGTGTTCCGGTCATCGAAGGGCCGGACAACATCATGCAGCGCGAATGGTATCGCTTCTTCAACAACTCGTTCACGCTGTTGGGGCTGGGCCAGAATCAGTTCACGCTGCAAGATTTGCAGGTCGGACCGGCGGTGTCGACATCTCATGTTCGGCAGCCGATCTATGGCGCCTTTCAAGACAACACCAACCAGCTCGACGGCTCGTCTGCTGTGGTTTACCCGGTTCGTTACGACACGACGGACTACAGCAGCGGTGTGCGCGTGTCGTCAGATGCCGCAGTGTTCACAGGCACGATCGACAACGGCGCAGGCTTATCCGGCACCGTACTGACTGTCACGTCAGTAACGTCGGGCACGATCACGCTTGGCATGGTGCTGACCGGCACCGGCGTCACAAACGGGCAGCATGTCATAGCGTTTGGAACAGGCTCGGGCGGTGTCGGGACGTACACGGTCAGC